ATCGGAACCCGCGAACCAAGAGACAGCGTTACACTATCATTAGGATCAGGATCACCTAAGAACACACCAGATGTATCAGTGGAACTTATATGTAGAGCATCACCATCTTCTGGGTCGCCACCAATACAAAGATAACGTCCATGTGTAACGGCATAACGTCCTATAGGCGTGTTAGCATTACTACCAGTAGCGGGATCATTTAAGAACGTGCATAGATTTGTACCACCATCTATAATGAGCGGTTTGTTTACACCATTGTGTATTGTTAGATCGCCGTTGAATACGGCAAAGGAACAGAACTCTGTGGTATCCCAACCTGAAGGGCTTCCTGGTAAGTTCTTTGCAAAGTCATCATCCCATATGATACGAACTTCGCCGATAGAGTTGATACGAACAATCTTACCGTTAGACCCTACAGCAATGATCTGCCCATTAAAGTAGTCCATGTTAACAATCTCTTCGATGAACTCACTTGTGTCAGCGAAGAGACGTGTTCCAGGGCGCACTTCTAATGCTCCATCTACGGAGCGTTGCATGTTCTTGAGGGTCTTTGCGAATCTTGTATCTAGGTTTAGGTCGTTGTCAATAACATTCCACCCGCCACTAAAGTCCCTAATAGTAGCGTTACGCAGAAATTCTCCGCGTGGAATACGTACACGTTGACTTAGTCTTGTTGCCATTATGTTGCGAGTACAGTAAACTCAAATGATCTCGGGTCCGTTGTCACTGGGTCAAGTGAAACTGGATGGCTGCCCAGGGAGTTTAATATCTGCTCGGCACGCTGCTCAAAGAGAGCTAACATACTGGCGGTTGCTTCTGGATTCGTTCCATCGTCCTTGAGGTATTCCCAGGATGCTCCAAGGACAAGAGAGTCTTCATCAAAGTCTATTTCGTCAGTACTTGTAAAGTCGTCTGGCTTAGTACGATATGTAACTTGTATGTCACCAGTTGACGCTTTAGGCCAGATAGTAAATATCCTCGATACATCTGGGTTGGAGGAGAAGTGTACAGGAGACGTACCATCTATAGTACTTGCGTTAATCGTTGATGGTAGCTCCGTTAGTGCAGTATTAGAATTATCAGGGAATATGTGTCTGATATCCTCAAATCTCTTAATCAAAGTAGTTAAGTCTGTTGTTACAATTCCATTAGTTCCATCTAGTGTATATGTGGAAGCATGTGTAGTAAATCTAGGCCAAAATGCCTTATCGAATAAAGTGTTGAAGGTGGTCTGAATAAACTCTTCAATCGCATCTTCTGAGTAGAATTGAACACCAACACCTGCAACCATAGACAGACGTGTTTCAACTCTAGTCACAAGCTGCGTGAGAGTTTTAGCCATAGTCTTTTCCAATTCCGAGAAGCGGGGACGAGAAGGGGAACCGTCCCCGACTTCTCTTCATTGCTTTCCGTTAGGTCCGCAACCTTTATGCTTGAGCAACACCATGCATCTGAGCGTCGTTGATTTGTGCAACGACCTCAAATTCCACAGAGCCATTACAAGCAGTATGAGGTTGAACAGTACCACGGGGATCGCCAGTTGTCGTAGTAGCAGTAGTACCATCGGCATCTATGAAGAACACACCCTGAGTAACAGAGATGAGTGCATCAGCAGTGCCAGTAGTAGCTGTGCCACCATCACTAACAACTTCGATTGCGGCGTTTGAGCCGATCTTCGAAGTTGCGCCGTGATCATCAGTTGCTGATCCAGTGTCCAGTGAACCAATAGCTGCACTTGCAGCAATCGTAACACTTAGACCCGCAACAGCAGTACCACCAACCTCAACTGTGAGAGCAGTAGCACCCGATTGAGTAGCGATGTTGACAACTGTATCCATGCGAGTAACAAAACCAGCGTTGTTATTCACACCGAAGACTGTATCAGCAGAGACACAATCAATAGCGACAACAGGAATCTGACCCTCACCAACGGCAATGGCCACATCATCCTCGTACCACTCAAGGATACGTCTTGCAGCATATGGAAGACCAAGACGGTCATCCCAACCAACATCGAACGTATCGCCAGAAGCACCAGAAGCAGCCGCAATCGTATCGACATACTTAAATGCTTTCTCACCATAGATGGTACTAGTACCACTTAGAGTGATCGCTTCTGACATTATTTGACCCAAGTAGTCGCGTCCAGTAACGGTTACGACATGGTTTGAGCCCGCTGTACCGACCATAGTTAAACAACGTCCAAAGGTCGCATCAAGCATCCCAACAGTCGAGGTCAGAGAAGAGGAGCCACCGTCAAAAGTTGTTTCGAAGTCGGAACTAGTATAGGTCTGGGCCGACCCTGTGGCGCTCTTGTCGTTGAGGATGCCATCGGCATCAGCAGCCGCCGGAGCACCGAGCGACCCCGACCATCTTCCATTGATGACGTCAGCCGCCATCTCCATGCTTGGCACATACTGACTAATAGTACGTGGGAAGTGATCCGGTAGTTGTTTAGGCATTGTCTATCCTTTACGTTGCCAGTTCAGTTTCCTCACTAGGCGTCTGACGACTAGACTTGTTCTTAGCGGTCTTTTGCTCAGAACGTGTTTTCAAAGATCCATTTGACTTTCTTCCGACTACATCGCCGGTTTCCATATCAACAAGTTCTGGGTCTTCAAAGAAACCACACCTAACCATCTCTGCCTCGGTTCTTATACGAACAGATGAACCATTTGGAAAGTATACCATCCATCCAGCGGGTTCGTCTTCAGTGTACTTAACGAGGTTACTATCGTCATCGTACTTGAACTTCTCTCGTTTTACCTCGCCACCAAGTTCGTGTACTTCAAATCTAGGTCTTACATCTGCCATAGTAGTTCCCCTTCTCCTACTATTTACTCGTTAATAAGAACTGCGTGAGTGCGGAAGGCTCTCCACATACACCATTGCCCTTGCCAGACAATACGCGAGCCAGTTGCATCGATCGTCCAAGGGGCGACCAACTCTTTGACTTTCATATTGACGTGCTTGAGAATGTGCAGTCGGAGGTACTTGGAGTTAATGAAGTATGCCTTGTTAACAGGGCAGTCTTCATCATACAACATTGTAATACCTTGATGTCGCACTCCAGTGAAGCCCAGGTCCATCATCTTCTTGCCAGAGTTGGACTCTGACATGTTAATGACAACCTTGTCACGTACCGCTGTGCGGTAGTGTCGGTACAAGTTACGTCCGGTGAGCATCACGTCTGGCTTATCACCTTTCAGTGTCAAGTCCATAAGAATGTCATCGAAAGCTTCTTCAATGTTGGTCGAGTCGATGTTTCCATTGAAGTCGTAGGCAGAAGTACGCCACTGAGTTTCAGTTGCGCGGTTGATATTACCTACAGTACCAGTTGTGGGATCGTCAGGAATCATAAGACCAAGTCCTTGAGGATCAGTACCAGCACCACTAGCATAGAGGTACGAACTGAACTTCTCTTTGATGGACTCTTCGAGTACGTCCATCTTGGCCTTCATTAGTTTGAAGATCAAAGCCGCACCGCGGTTCTCATCTTCTTCCTGATCTGAAATGATGACTGAGCCAGCAACCCGCGCCCAGTTGTACGTCACTGTGTCAAACTCACTCGTTTGTGCTACGGGGAGTTCATCATAGTACTCATACGAACTGATGTTTGGGTTACGACCAACAGTCAGAGGATTGGTGATCTCGTGACCACCGTCTTCAGTCTCGACACGCTGATTGGCGAAGACCCAAGCCATAAGAGAGTTAGACTTTACAGAAGCCATGATTAGCTTCTTACGGGACCGCGTCAAGGTTGCGGCGAGAACAGTGGCAATAGGAGTACTAGCCATGTTTTCTCCGATCTATTGATTAAGTTATCCCAGACTCATTGATGGCTTGTCTAATGATGTCGCTCATCGATGTGTCAGCGGACACTGCTAGGTTAGCTTCATCTGTGCTACTTGCATCAGGGACGATGCTACCACCAGCAGGGACACTTTGCTGTGTATTACCACTTCCGTTACTTCCACTCTGTTGTGCTTCTCTTGCATTTTGAATGTAAGTACCGAGAGGAACCTTCCAATCTAATCCACGAGATGCGTAGAATGACTGAAGTTTGTAATACGCGGCGTCAAGAGATAGAGACTGGTCTTCTTCTAATAGCCGGGCAACCGCGCCTTCATGGACCTTAGCGTCAGGAAAGCGGTCGAAGAAGTCATTGTATATGTTTGTTGCTTCTTCAGTTCGTCTTTGTGTGTCAAGTTCCTGCTGACGTGCTTCTGTCAGCGGTTGAATAGCATTGTTGATCATGTCCTGCATTGACTTCATGTCAACACCATGACCACCAACGCCATCTACATTTATACCTTGAGATTGTGCTTGTGTCAACAATTGATTTATTGTTGCGGAAGGATCTTGCTTAAATGATTCCATCAACTGGGCACCAGCAGATAATTCATCAGGTGTCAGGTTGAATTG